ATTGTGAACAGCAATCTAACTTCACCGACCGTTACTTATCCAGTATACAAAAGAGAAGGAACTAAGATATTTGCTAGACCAACTAGTATTTACTACACAGCTAGCACACCACAAGGAAGTGAAAAACCACTAAAGTGTAATTTTATAAGAAAACCTGCAGACCCAGTGTGGGGATACTATACTGTTTCTGGAGACCCTGTGTATAGTGCAGATTCAACGACTGATTTTGAAATATCAAGTTCAGACGAAACAGAGTTAGTTATCAAGATATGTAAGCTTGCTGGACTTAGCATTAGAGAAAATGATGTTATAGAAGTAGCTAATGCTATTGAAAATCAAGAATTTCAAAAACAAAATACTTAATTAGATGCCAACAATAGGACAAAGCATAACGCAAAAGAAATACTACCAAAATGATGGAACCGCTCCAACTAATGATAATTGGGGTACATATCAGTATTTATTATTAGAAGATATAATTAATAATTTTATTTTATCATATGTTGGTGATGATAAGGTGATAAATAAAATAGATAGAAACGAGGTAGTCTTTCATGCTAAAAGAGGTATACAAGAGCTCAATTATGATGCTCTTAGAGAATTAGTAGGATTTGAGGTACAGGTTCCAGAAACCCTTAAAGTTCATTTACCACATGACTTTGTAAGCCCTGTCAAAATATCCTACGTAGGAGATGATGGAATGACACACCCTATTCCCCAAAACTACAACTCCACCACTCCTACATCTTATCTGCAGGATAACACTGCAAACAGAAATATATTAATGGATAATGATGGTAATGCTTTGACTGGTACGCCTGTTATTGAAACTAATTGGAAAGAAAACACAAACATTAGTATTGATAAACCAGATCCATATGCATTAGGAAAAAGATTTGGTTTAGACACAGGCTCTGCAAATCACAATGGAAGTTATTTGATTGATAAAAACAAAGGATATATTTTATTTAGTTCAAATCTATCAGCAAAGAACGTTATTATAGAATATGTTTCAGATGGGTTATATGGTTTAGCAGATAGTGAAATAAAACTTCACAAGCTAGCTGAAACATTTATCTATGATTATCTACAATCTAGTATTTTAAAATCTAAGTTTGGTGTTCAAGAATATATAGTAAGAAGAGCTCAAAAACAAGCCTCTGCTTCTTTGAGAAATTGTAAAATAAGGTTAAATACTATTAAATTGCACGAATTAACTCAGACGTTAAGAGGCAGAGATAAGTGGATTAAATAATGAAGATAAGCAGTAATTTTTCAAAAGGTAAACTCAACAAAGACGTTGATGAAAGACTTGTGCCTAAAGGCGAGTATACTGATGCTTTAAATATTAGAGTATTAAATACTACAGGGTCCGATGTAGGTGCGATTGAAAATGAAAAAGGAAACACAAAACTTACATTTAATTCTGAGTCAGGAAATCCAGTTTGTATTGGTTCTTGTTCTGATGAAGCAAATGAAAAAATATATTGGTTTGTAGTTAATGATTCAGGACATTCATTTGTGTATGAGTATGATGTTTTAAAAGAGCTATATGCTGTAGTATTATCAGACACAAGATCAGGAGCAAGTCAAGTTCTAAACTTTGATGAAAATTACAAAATAACCGGAGTGAATGTTATTTTAAATGTAACTACAAACAAAAACTTATTATTATTTACAGACGGATTAAATCCACCACGATGCATTAATATTGAAAGAGCTAAAGGGTATGGAGTAAATAATTTTGATGAAGATGATATAAATCTTTACAAAAAACCACCAAGAAAAGCACCAACAGTAACACCATACAACACACCACGTGTTGATGAAAATTCTGTTAAGGAAAGATTTTTTGCTTTTGCGTATAGATATAAATACTTGGATGGAGAATACTCTGCTTTATCTGCTTTTTCTAATTACCAGTTTACACCTGGTCTTTTTGATTTAGACCCAGATACCATGGAAAATAAAGCTATGGTTAATGTTTTTAACGCATATAGAATAGCGTATAACACTGGAGATAAGCGAGTTACAGACATACAACTATGTTTTAAAAATCCTAAAACAGGAATTGTATATGTTATAGATAACATCAACAAAGAAGATAATCAGTTGTTAGATAATGTAGAAAAAACATTTTCTTTTTCTAACAAAAAGATATACAAAGCTTTACCGGATGATGAATTAAACAGAGTTTTTGATGATGTTCCTTTAACAGCAAAAGCTCAGGATTTTATAGAAAATAGAATTGTATTTGGAAACATAGAAACACAATATGATATAAAAGAAAACGAATCAGATACATCAAATATTATTATAGACTACAAAGCAGAAAAAGTTTCTGAGTCACAAGATGGTGTAGAAGGAACTACAACCATCACATCTGCTGATAGAAAATTAACGCTAGATTTAACTAATAAAGATTTGAATGAAGGTAGTGTTTTACTATTAGGAGTAGATTTGGAATCAGATGTAGCAGGTAGTTCACCTAATGAATATTTTGATGGTAGTTTTTCTGGAGATAACGCAATCAAGCTTACTAAGAATTATGCAAATGCAAGTTCATTAGCAACTTCAGATGATTTTGATGAGCTTCTAACAGCTCTTAGTGGTAACTTTACAAATAATGTTACAACAACAGCACCTCCAAATAACTCAACAACTACTTATGGAGAGTTTCAATTAGACTCTTCAACAGCAACTAGTATTACAATACTTGCTCCTTCTATTACATATGTAGACACGAGCTCAACAGTATTAACAGAAAACTTTGAGTTTCAATCAGATTCAACATATACTCTTAGGCCAAACAACAATAATATATCATTAAAAAGTAATAGAAGTTATGAATTTGGTATAGTATATTTAGATAGCTATGGAAGATATTCTTCTGTTATACAACCAACAAACAACATAGGAAGTAATTCTGCAGAGATATTTGTTCCTATAGAAAACTCTATTGATATAAACACAGCAAAACTTACAATAAATAGCAAGCCACCATATTGGGCTGATAGGTTTAAGTTTTTTGTAAAATCAAATAGAGATGTTTATTATAATATCTATAGCACAATATTTTATCAAGATGGATTGTATAGATGGGTGTTATTAACTGGTAATAACTTAAAAAAAGTAGAAGAAGGACAAAACTTAATTGTAAAAGCCGATGATGATGGATACTTGGCTAAAGAGGTTAAAGTTAAAGTATTAGAGGTTGCAACAAAAACAAAACTTGATGTAAATCAATCTTCTGAAACTAAATCAGAAGAAGGCTGGATTGATGGTAATGTAGACGCAACAAATAATCCTATAGAAGAACTTCCAGGAACATATATGAAAATAAAGCCTGTTGGTTTTAAAATGGAGTTTGACCCAAACAATTTTGCAGAATACGAAGGCTCTGATCATATACCATGGGGATTAAGTAGTAGCTCCAATGGTAACGTAAATACAACTATACCTACTGAGGTAGAATACGGAATTACACAAGTTCAAAATGGTGCAAACTATGATCATTTGACATTGTCTTCAGGAAGTAGGATTGCTTTCAAACTAGATGCTTGGGAGGGAGCTGATGCAGATAATGATGATGCTAGATATTTCGAAAAAGTATATATTGTAAAAGGAAGCTATACTGGAGATGCTACTACATCAGGTCTAGAAAAATTTATGATTGCTGAAACAACATGGAAAAAACCATCTGGTCAATCATACTACGTTGACCCTGACGATCAGTTTCATTTGACTTTTAGTAAAACAGGCTCTGGTTCAACTACTAGACACTTGTTAAATATTGAAAGCACAGAATTTACAAGAAAACTTGAAAAAGGTTGGCTTGAAGTTAGTATTAGACTGGCTTTAGTTACTAGCAATCTTATATTTGAAACAGACCCACAAGATGTGGATTCTGATATATACTATGAAACTGAACAAACTTTTGACATTGTTGGAGGATATCATGTGGGAAATACACAAACTCAAACATCATCATTACCGGCTATATGTGATTTAACTATAGGTAATTGTTTTTCTTTTGGTAATGGTGCAGAAAGTATACAGGTAAGAGATGAAAGATTATCTCCATTTTTAGATTTAGATTATAGACCAAACATTGCATTAATAGATGGATTCAAAAGAATGAATCTAAAGAACACTTTAATATATTCTCAAAAATACAATCCTAACAGTAGTTATAACTCCTTAAATGAGTTTAATGCGTCTAGAGGTATTAGAAAGAACTTGGATAGTAAATATGGAAGTATTCAAAAGATATTCTCTAGAGAATCAGATTTGATTGTTTTTCAAGAAGACAGAGTGTCTAAAGTGTTGTTTGGAAAATCTTTATTATATGGAGCAGATGGAACTGGCTCTTTACAAAGAATAGAACAAGTTTTAGGACAAGATGTTCCTTATTCAGGCGAGTATGGAATATCATTGAATCCTGAAAGCTTTAGTTACTATAGCGGTAGAATGTATTTTACTGATGCTGCTAGAGGAGTTGTATTAAGATTATCTGGTGATGGAATAACGCCTATTTCATATTTTGGATTAAAATCTTATTTTAAGAATAATTTATTTGCATATAAAAACTCTTATAACTTAGGTGGTTTTGACCCTAAATATCACCAGTATGTTTTATCTATGAATCAAGCCTAATTTAAAAC